TGAGTTCCAGCAGCTAAATACTCTCTAACATTTAATCCTTGTTCTTCTAATGCTGATGCTGTTGCGAAATCAATAGTTCCGACATTTTTAGCTAAAGATATTTTCCTCTGAGTATCCTCTGCTAATTGTCTTGTTGTTCCTGCCTCAATAGCTCCTGCGGGTAATGCTCTTTCAGATGTATACTTTTTTGACATAGCATTAATTTCTTCCTGACTTATTCCTAAAAAAGTCCGTCCATCTGGCAGTTTTATTCCTGAGGGTTTACCTGTTTCTTCATCTCTTATAATCTCTGGGGTTGGGAGCTTTGTTTCTGGCAATTTCTCTGGCTCTGCGGCTGTAGGGATTTTGGGCATTATACATCTTGAAGTAGCTGTATCCCACTGCCCGCCATCAGCTTCACATTGCAGTTGCTCTTCTGATTTTTCTGGCTCTTTTTCTTTTAATAAAGTTCCTGCTAATGTTGGCAAGAGTGTATCTCGGGGGTTTAATCCGGTCATTCTCTTGTCATAGATGCCTCCACATCATTAGGTTGTATTCCAATTTCTCCTGTATTTTTAGATTCATCAATAGGTGCTGGCGACATTCCCCCTAAACTTGGAGGTCTGTTAAATGTTATATCTATTTGGAATTGAAATTTTAAATCTCCCTCTAAATCCATTTGTTCTTTAGTATAAATAGGCTCAAATATAACATGCCCCATCTTGCCCCCTACTTCGCTTGTTCCATCAGAACTTGCAATACTTCTTGGAACTCCGAATATTTGATAAAATTTGTTTTCTAACATCTGAATCCACCCTGTCCTATCTTCTGAACTTCTGCTTGGATAAGGCTCTATTTTAGCTGAATCTTCTGGAAGTCCTAACATCTCTCCATTCTTAACAGCATTCTCTATTTGAGTATTTGTATAAGTAATCTTTCCCGCATTGTTTGTTTTATAATAAACTATTCCTAAAGCCTTATCTCTATGCTTTATTATTCTCTCATCTTCTAAAGCCTCATTCATAGCATCTATAATTTTCTTAGCGGGCTCTCCCTGTGCTTGTCCATGGACTGAATCCCCTATTTTTTTATTAGAAGAATGTAGCATCTTCTCTTTGGGTATATCTCTCCACTTTTCCCCATTCCAAGCATCATATCTTTTGATTAATCCATTCTTTCCGTAAACTATTCTTACTCTTTCTGGTGATATTGGGAGCATGTTTGCAATCTTATCATCTTTTAATTTTTTAATTTCAGTAAAAGAATCCCCAACAACTACTTTAACAACTTCATGATTCCACATTATTTTATCAAAAGTATCTTTCCCCGCTCCTCTGACATGGTCTAACTGAACTTTCATAAGAGTATCTTTGGTTTCCCATCCTCTGCCAACTGCCCATGTAGCTAAAGCATTTGCAGCATTAAATATTTCTGGAGTAGTAAGATAATAACCATAGTTTACTGTAGCTTTATCAAAATACCAATAAAATTCATCTTGTTGTGGTGAAGCTGCATCAAGAGCCTTACTATTAACTATAAAATCTGGAACTTGACTGCTAAAGTCTGTCGTTGTTGCTCTGCTTAAATCACTAATTGCCATTATCTTACTAAAACCCGAGTCTGCTCGATTTTTTTAATTAATTGATTAATTAAATCTGCGATAGCAAAAGCATCCTCAGATATAACTTTTTTGCTTTTGTTCTCTATTTTATCTTTCTCGTTTGTTGTTGTATATTCTTTTAAATCCATTTTATACTTCTAATTTAAAGGGCATATAAACCTCAAAAGTTGTTGGAATTGTTCCTGTTCCATTTTCATTTTGAGGGTCTGTATAATATTTAAATGTCCCCCCAGGATAACTATGGTTGCTTCTTTTAGCCCATCCCTCGATAGTTACCCTCAAAATATCTCCTATTTTAAAATTTGTTTCTGTAGCATCTATTTCAAAACTTATTAAATGTTCTCCTGTATCTGCTCCTACAGAAGTGATATATTCTCTTGTTCTATTATTCGCAATTTCTGTTTCGGTTGTTGCACTATATTTTCTTATCTTTACCACATAGTAACAATATCCCCCATGTCCTGAACCTGCATCAGTAACGCTTATACTAAAATTAACAAAACATTTTCCTTTAATAGTTCTCGCAGAATTAAAAGGAGTTAAATCATAATCCAAATCCAATTCTCTATAATATGTTTCTCCGTGTGATGTGCTAAATTCTTCCTCTATATGTTCAGAATAAATCGTTTTTGAATTTAAAATATAATCCTCTCCGTCATTATCTTCTGTAGAAGCTAAATAAAATTTAATTATTCCTGTGCCCTCTATTATATCTGTATAAGGATAAGTGGCTAAAATTGGAGAAGCTGTCGAGAATTTGTTTAGTTTTGGTTTGAGTGGCATTATAACCCCATCTCATCAATTACATCTTTATCTTTTAATTTCTTAATCCCATTCTGCCAGATGTCATCAATAACATTTAATTTAGATTGTGCTGTAGCTAATTGCCAAGAATTTTGGTCTTGATTTATTGCATAGAATGCTGCTCTGTTAGAAGCTAAAGCTGCTAAAAATTGTTTATAAGAAGGTGTTATACTTGCATAGTTTGCTACTAAACCCTTACCCTCTGCCTCGACTTCCATGTCTGACTCTGCCATTAAAATCCAAATATCGGTATTTGTTGCTAAAATTTGTGCTGCACTGGCATTAGCTCCTATTGCTAAAAGAATCTGTGCATCTGTTGCTAATGTTCCTGCGGCTGCCATTATATTTTAATTGAGTAAACTATTGGATTTAAATGTTTGTATTTATCCCCCCAGCCTGCATTAGTTGCCCCTTCAACTATATGAGTATAACTTCCAAATATTTTAAGATGTCTTACTCCTAAGCTGTCATTTGTGTAAGCATACTGAACTGATTTAAAAGATTGAAAAATTTTTGGCTCATCTAATAAATGTATTTTTCCTGTTTCCATCAACATCTTAAAATGAGAATATTTTAATGTCTTCTGTAATCTTCTTGTCTTTCCATCTTGGCTCATTAATTGTTTTGAATTATCAATAGCTTCTGTTATGGCTTTGGTTTCATCGTCATACATTAACCAATCAAAAACCCCTACCCCAATTCCTCCCGAATCGATGAAGATTTTAGAAAACTCATAAAGCTTGTGTAAACGCTTTATGTTTTCGAAGGTTTGGGGTAGAGTGGTTTTAATTGTAATTTGATTTTCTACTTGATAGAAATGGTTATTTTCTCTAAGTTCAAATATCTCAAAAGTAGATTCATCCTCCCCCATTCGTGCCACATCAATTCCTAAAAAGTAAATAGCCTCTTTTTTTATTTCTTTTGGTTTTTCTTCTGTCATACAGGAAATTATTAAATTATCTTCAAACCATTGATTTATGTCATCTAAGAATTCTCCCAGATATTCCTGTCTGTATTCCATATCTGAAAGTGTGGCTTTTTGGTTTTCTAAGAATTTTAATGATGCATCTTTTTTTCTTGGAGTCCAATAAGGGGTAATTTCTCTTTCTTTTATGACATCTGGGCTTGTCTTATAATAAACATTCCAGATTTCATCTTGATTTTCCCAACTTTTAAAAAAGAATGTCTTTTTTGTAGTGTTATTAATATATTTACCAAAAGGGGTTGAATCCATCCAAATATCCCCCCCTGTTGTCATTAAAGTTGGCATTATAGAAACAAAAGCTAATTCTGGCCATTTACTCGCTTCATTAAACCAGTTAATATCTGCTGTAAATCCTCTAAAAGCATCCCCCATAGTCCCTACAGGTCTGCTTCTTATAGTAGAGCCATTTTTTAATGTGATTTGTGTTAAGGTTGGTTTATTCTTTCCCTTTGCTATTGTATTCTCATTTTTATCCATTAAGATATTTTTAACCATTAAGATAACCAATTTGGCTTGTTCTTCTGTAATTGAACCAACTAATATGCTTGTCTTTCTTTCTAATAGTCTATTCTTTGCTTTTTCTGCGAAAACTGTTGTTCCGCCTATCTGTCTGCCCTTACAAATTAAGATATACTTTGATTTATCTGCAATTACTTCTTTTTGCCATTTGTCGTACTTCATCTTGGTTGTTATTAATGGAATTGGGTTTATAATTCTTTTTAAAAAAAATTTCTGGGCGAGCACCCCCCCCTTTCCCCCCCCTTACCTCAACGTCGGGCGTGCACTAAGGTAGCTAAGTGCACGAGCCCTATCCCCAAAAGTTATTCGGTATAGCGAATAACTATATACCCCAACGAGTTCGTATAATATTCATTATACGTACCTTTCAGCCTAATCTCAAAGGGAATCGTTCACTAAGGTCGCTCATAACCAACCCCCATTATACCCGCCCCTTATTCGCTATTAAAGAAGAAAGAAATAGGCGCGCGCTGTGGGGAGTGCTCAAAGGGGGGAACTCGGCGGGTTGAGCACTGGGCGGGGGCTTACCTTTACCTACGCAACGTCACCCCTTTATTCATACTTTAATTACGTTGTAATTAGCTATGCTAATTCAACGTTAATGGGATTAATAAACGTTGCGTAGGTAACAAAAAACCCCATAGCAACCCCTAAAAAAACAATCTGCCTATTAGATAACAAAGTAAAGTAGAGTAGGGGAGTATAATTAAGTATTTAAAGATTAAAGTTGTTGTATTATTAGCTTAAACGATGAGTAATCACGTTTATATAGTTCTAAGTGTGTTACTACCTAAGTGTATGTATGTACGTACACGTACACGTATACGTAGGGGAAAAAAAGTTCCACTGGAAATAGAGGTTATACACTATACATATACTTATATAGTATGTATGTTTAGTCTTTGTATGTATAAAAAACACACTACTTTAAACATAGATAATGAGCTTTTAGAAGAAGCTAAAAAAAATAGTTATAATGTTTCTGAAATTGCAGAAAAAGCATTAAGGGAAAGATTAGGTAAAAAAGAAGTTGAGATTAATGAAACTGTTAATGCTTGCGAGTTCTGTGGGCGTGAATTAGATAAGGCTAAGGCTTCTAATCCTAATGAGGGTTTAACTTGGTTATATCCTGATGAGAAATGGTTTTGTCCTAAATGCTTAAGACGTAAGTCGAGGATTATTTAACCTATTATATATAATTCTCCTCAAATTCTCCTCAGTTAGATTAAAAAAGTCTTCAATCCAATTACAAATAGCATTTAAACAATCATCTTCTTCTTTTCTATCGTAATATTTAACCCATTTAACAGCTTCAGCTTTTAAAATAACTGCTAAATCCTCACTGCTAAATCCTTTTGCTATTTTTTCACAATCTTTTAAAGTTTTCAATTCTTCTTTCATTTCAATATATCATCCCCTTTTACAGTTATCATCATAGTCTTAGTTAGAATATTAATTATCTCTTCTCCTGTTCGCTCTGTGGAGTTATTTTTTAAAGCAAAATCAGCAATTAGCTTAGACTTGCTCATTTTTTCTTTTGGGTGCTGAGAAAAAAAAGCCTGTATGGTCTCATTAAACCATACAAGTTTATTTCTTCTGGTATTAATTGTTCCCATCTTTTAATTCAGCTAAAATCTGCCTTAATAAGTTATCTGTCTCATTATTTGAAGGTTTAGCTTCTTTAACTTCTTGGGGGATTTCGCCTTTTAAGGCTTTCATAGTTTGCATATTCCAATACTGGCCTGCTTGTTCCCCTTCCATTTCTACAAATTCTCCAGGGTTAAAGCTGGTTCCTATATTTTCCTCAAATGTAGAATACTTTTTTTCATTAATAGAAAATACCCATCTCTTGTATGGCTTATTGTTTCTATCAATACCGCTTGATGTTTCTACTTTTTGAATAACACCTTTTATTTTGTCCATTTTATTCACCACCGAACTTAGTTAATAGTTCATTATTTATTTTTTCTAACTCGACTAAGTCGAGACTAAGCTGCTTAATTTCCCAATTATAACCTTTGGAATTTTTAATTAACTTAATATAAGCTACTGACTGAGCACTAAATTTTTCTGCTAAATCACTAACAATTTTTATTGTGTTTTCGTCTATCATAATATACAGACGCACCACGCCTTTATATACTTATGTGTTCTATAGTATATATGTCACACACCGCACACAGAATTATTTATACGTGCTTAGCATGGCTTACGTCATACCAATCAGAACCATCACAGACAAAAGTGAATCCGCCATAATTACCTATGGTTTCGTCTGAACCTTCATGCATAATAAAGTCTTGGTCGCCTACTCCCTCGGCGTGTTCTATTGTTAAATCATTAGTTGCGTCTTTTCTTACAATATATAAATATTGTCCTTCCACTCCACCAGTTAGCCCTCCTAAAACAACAT